TTGGAGTAAAGAAGGTAGATTTTTAGGTATCCGGATACTCTTATACTGAGAAACATCCGAAAGAACCTTGCGTACCTTTTTAGCACTCAATCCAGTAACAATGTATGGGTTGAGGAGGAATTGCATAGTTTCCACGAATAACTCATTGTCTTGATTATCTTTGATAAGTTGTTCTTTAGCTTTACGCCCTGTTACATCTTGTAACTTGTTTGTAATTTCTAAGAGAGTATACATCTTACCTCATATTAATTTGCCTGTAAAAGGATGAATTTTACAGGCAAATTATTTCGATTTTAACGTTTAGGTGTATCCCCGATAACCGCTACCATTTCTTTCCTTTAGCTATGGCAACAATTCAGGGTGTTCAACTTGATTCCGGACTGACTCAATAAACAGCCTCCATTCCGGTAACAGGTGTCCTTTTCGCTGCATAATGATATTCTTGAGCCCCATGTAGTTCAGATTCACGATTCTTCTTTGCAAAAAACCTTCCGGTAAGGCGTTTTTTATTACATCGATAGGCAACCCAGCTTTTATTTTGTTGTTTATTTTTGCAAGATATTCATGATCAATTCCGCGCTCAAAATCAGCAGGAGTTAATTTTTGCCTTTTTAGCATATGCATCGTGCTCTCTGAACGCTGTGCCTTCCCGACACCATACGTATCCATCTCTACCCACCAGTACCGCGGCGCTCTGATATCCCACCAAGTCTGAATCATTTTGAGAGCCCCATCATGACCTCGCTCCATCTTGGAAAGTTTTGATGTACGGTTGCCACACGATACAACAAGCTCTTCAAATTCTCCTTTAAGAAAATCTTCAAATTCAATACTGCTGGTTTTTCCAAATGACAAGCCATCTCCGAATACTGCTTGATCGTACCCTATCTCACCAATCAATTTTACATACACAAGCACCTCCATTAGTTTTTATTTCAAATCAAAATGTTTATGCAATTGGAAATTAAAAATAATATGAGATATCAACTTTGGCAGCTTTAATGCAATTTGCTGTGTAATATACTCTACATCTTTACCGGATGATACTGATAATGCTATGTGTAACCCTTTCCAATCAGATCTTATATTTTGGAATGCTTTCATAATCTTGATGGAATATTCCAAATCTTCCTGGTTTTTAATCACAAACTTAATCCAAGTTTGTGAAAAAGAAAGACATTTAAGAAAATACGAATATTCCATCATCTTATTCTGTTCACCTGAGCTGGGAGTTTTGTAATCAAAAACATGACAAATCGGGAGAAAAGGTTTTCGACTACCATTGGTTTCAACTTGAATAATACACTCTTTATCACTCAACAACGAAATCAGTTCCCATAATTCTCCTTGATTTTGGAATAAAGGCTCGCCTCCTGTCAAAATTACATTGCTACCAAAAGGTATTTTTTCACTAATCCTTTTCGGAGTCATAACGATTGCATCTTCTGATTCTGTAGATTGTGCTCTTCGAGTATCACACCAAGCACAACGTAAATTACACCCTTGAAAACGGATAAACCAAGCAATCGCCCCTTGAGGAATAATCCCTACCTCTCCACTAATCGATTGAAAAATTTCATTGATTTCCATATTTTTTTTCCTTTTTAGTACGTTACTTCTGCGTATCCAGTATCAGTTTCCCACAATCGGATTTTAACCAACAGAGGAGACTGCTGTTTAATTACCTGGAAAATATCCATGGCCATATTCTCCGCGGTTGGATTCTTTCCGTAGGATTCAGACGTTAGAAATGAATGATCATACCGATCAATAATCGGTTGAAGAATTTCCTTGATCCTTTTGAAATCCATTACCATTCCTGTTTCCGGATGGATTTCGCCTTCAAAGGTACACTCGAGTTTGTAACTATGTCCATGGATTTGTTTGCATTCCTCGGAATAACACTGTTTCAATTGGTGTGCTGTTTCGAACTTTACAATTTTTGTTACTCTGATTCTCATTTATCTTCCTTTCTTCTCTTAGGAGTTTTATCAAGGAAACTCCCTGTAAATGGTCTTCCTTGTTGCAGACATTGTAGAATACAGACCTGTCTTCCAGAACCTCCCTCATCATCTCGAACCATCAATTCATTTATTCGTAGGATTCCTAATCTTTTTTCAATTCCTTTTTGATCCTGATTCAATCCATAAAACGCTGTGACGTGGCTGTATTTTCGTTTATCCTCACTGAAGTTTTTCAAATTCAATGTATCTTGATCATAACTATTTGCATCAGCTTGTGTCGCTGTAACAACCAGGCAATGTCTTTCTTGTGATATTCGCCGGCCACCTTTCCATATCTCATTTTGTTTGTGACGAAATTCATTGGTAGGATCTGTCAACAAATCCATGTAATCAATCAGAACAACATCTGGAACGAAATTATCCTGTCGTTCCCATCGATCCAAAACAGCTCTGATTTCTTTGATAGATAATGTACCATTGTAATACGTACTGAGTTTATATCTACCTCGCTTTCGTTTAATGACTTTTCCCTTTGGTTTAAAAAATTCCTGGCGGACTCGCTGGGCTTCTTTTGCTGTTAATGGTTTAACTTGTTTGGTTTTTTCAAACCAAACCGACCCTACAAAATCAGGGCAATTGTACATCCCACATGGTTTGTAATCTTTACCATGTTTATCTATCAGTTCTTCGATAGCTTCATGGGATTTCCCTGCTACACTCTTGATGTAGGAATAGGCTTGATTAGCTTCCGTTTTTGGATTGATACATCCATACCCTTTTCGTCCCTCCCGATCACACTCATCATTGAAATTACGCCCACAATCTAAGACAGGTACTCGGATAGGTTTACAATACTTGGATTTATCTGATTTTTTAGCAAGAGAAATACATATCCTCCGAAGTTGCTGATCTTCCGTCATATCGCCTGCCTGGAAGAATGCAACATTAGCTCCTTGTCTACAAGCACGAATTGATAAGTCCATCAATATCCATGTCTTGCCTCGTTTTTCAGATCCGAGAAAAGCAATAAATTCCCCGCGTATGAGCTGGTGATTTAGGAAGCCACCTAATGGCCCGGGGTAGGTGACAGTAGGCAATTCTGCTAAGGAAAATGCTAATTCTATCCGGGCATCCGAGTCGGAACTGGATAGGTCTACGTCATTTTCGGCACCTTCTTCAAGAGGACGATATTCAGAAGCAATAGCTTCCGCCTCTACTAAATCCCCTTGTGATAACATACCTGTAATCTGATCGGCGAATAGACTCAGATTCCGTTCTCTGAAGTACTGTTTGGTTTGATCCATCAAGTACTGAACATTGAAATGAGTTCTATCATATTCATCAGATAGATCAGGTAGTATATCTTCTTCGATATCTTCAGCAACTTCTTTATTGAGTCCGGCTTTTAATTTTTGTAGGTAAATCCCCTCAATATCTTTGCCAGGAGCTTTTTCGTATCTTTCGAAATACTCCATACACCATCCTGCAAGAGTTTGGGCCATGTTGGATTGGAGTATTCGAATATCCCACATTCGAGAAACTTCGCGGATGTAAGTATCAGAAACAATCAGGCCGATCACAATCCGGCGTTCAATATGTTTATCAGGTTTCATTTCCCTATGAGTTCCTTTCTCCTTTGATATGCTTGTTCAGAAGCCTTTTTCAATTCTCCTTTCCATTTTTTAGTATGCTTGTAATAAAAGGACCATACAAAGAGATTATGGATATAACGGATTCGAAATTTTATTTCCTGATATAGATTCATTTCCCAATCCTATAATCTTTATTAGTAAAATGTTTGATTTGGCACATTTCGACTATTCTACTTGGAATACGATCATCTCCATATTGATGAGCAAGTCCATTCAGATCAGAGTTTGATGTAATGATTGTTAATTTCAGATTCTCATACCGATTATTAATGATCAGAAGCAATATGTTTAGAACCCAATCCGTTACCTTTTGCCCGCCGATATCATCCAGGATGAGGATATCTGTCTGACTATACTTCTCAATGATTTGCTGAGATGTTTGTGAATCATTACGATCAAAACTTGCACGGATTTCCTCAAGTAAATTGAGAACATTAACAAACCCACCAGTTATATATGGTATATCATCTAATAAATATGATTGTCGTTTCAACTCCATTAAAACGGCAGATGCATAGATAGTTTTTCCAGTACCTGCAGGACCATACAAATACAACCCCTTCTGTACCGGGCTTTTTTCAAGCTTTATTCGAACGAATTGTAAAACTTTTACAATTCGAGGTGAAAATATCTGAGCAGCTTCTTCCCATTTGATTAGATCCCATTGTTTCTTTTTCATACATTCGCGGCAAAGTTCCCGATTATTCGAAATTGGTTGCTTACAGATGAGGCATTGTTTCATATTTGATACGGTTCCTATAAATACTTTGTTTAGAATTCGTTTCACTTTATAATATATTATACTGATTTCTACCTATCTTTTTGAGGTTTTTTTTCAGGATCATAAATTTCTCCGGTTGGGTAGGAAATATTATTTGTGACTTCTCTGGATTGCAGGGTGTGGGTTCCAAAACTGGGTTTTTTCGAAGCGGAATTGTTGGTAATACTTTCTGGGAAAACACCTTGCCAACCATTTTCCATGGACAGCTCCAACGCTTGCGTTGCTTCCTGAATGGAATATTTAGTTAGCTTTTTTGCTAGCCTTGATGCTGCTACCTTAGTCAATTTGGAACCTTTCTCTTTTCTATGCTGGATGAAATCTCTGATTGATTCTTGGAAAGATTTATCATTCTTCCATTCTTGTGGAAAGAGATTTAGAATCCAATCAGAATCAGAAAAATCCTTTTTTTCTTTTTGGTCTTCTTTATAATTAGTCTTCTTTATAATTAGTCTTTTTAGTCTTTTATTACCCTGACTGACGGTTCCCCTGACTGACGGTTCCCCTGACCCAGGGTTTTCTATGTCAGGCTTTTCCGGTTCTTGGAATTCTTTGTTGAATGGCTCCATCCCATATTTCTTTAGTCTACGCCGGATTCGTTTCCAATCAAAAGCATTGGCCATATCCACGCAGATCCAGGTGGATCCTTGTATTCTTTTGGTAGGATCTCCAGCCTTGCGATATCTGAGCCGGATCAAATATCCATTCTGTTCCAATTCTCTCAATCCAGATTCGATAGACAATACGCCATCTGTCCCATACTTTTGGATGGTTTTTTTGAATGAAAACCAGCCTTGTTTATTGCTGAGGATCAGGGTTAAGATTCCTTTAGCTTTCCAGGACATTTTTGGATTGCGGATTGTATCGTTAGGTACTTTTGTGAAATTATCAGGGGTGTTGTGGACGATGATATCTGGAAGCCGGTTTCCAGCAGGAGTCGTTCTTTCCATTATATCCCCTCCCGATTTATGTTGTTCGCGTGTTTCTGAGCAGCAAGTCTTTCCAGCCATTCTCTATCTTCTTCGATCAGCACATCTTCCAAGTCTCCGGCAGTCAAATGCCAAGATACCCCAATTATATACTTCCTTCCTGGTCCTGGGTTGCGGTGGGTTTCTTTTATCAACAGTCCCGCTTCGAGTAATTCATGTATTCCTGAAGAAACGGCATCCCAGCCTTCTTTGGTATGGTCGAGCAGGAATTCTTTTTTGTTTTTCGTCGGGTCGTTGAATAGTTCTTGGTTGGCTTCGATTAATAGGAACAATCCTTTTGCTTTAAAGGAGATGCCAGAATGTTGTAAAACACGTCTGGAAAGACCGCCATAAAAAAAGGAATCCATAAAAAAGGAATTACGATCTTCATACAATTTAATTTTTGAATCTTGTTTCATAAAACACCTCACAAATTGCTTGGAGGAGGCTTCGATGCTAACCCAAAGAAACCACCATCATGGTTAAAGGAAGAGGGTTTGGGGGATGTGATGGCATCCCCCTTTTAACGGTCTGGCCGGACCGCACCCCTGGAAGATCTATAATATAATATATTATAGGAGAAAAATAAAGGGGTGATTTATATTCCTATATACAGCAATTCATAAATATAATCAGGCTCCAATCCAAACCAGTTCATGCAAATATCATAGTCAGGATCTCCATTTGAGATGCTTTCTTCCAAAGCTATTTTTGCATCTCGGATTAGATTCTGAGCTTCATTTTCTGACATACCATCTCGACTCATCAGGATTTCTTTGATTGTTTTTCTATGCATTTTATTCCCTCATAAATTTGCTCATCATTTCGTTGGCATCTTCCTGTTCCATCCCTCCAGGATCACCAATAATTATCTCCTGCCGCGCTTCCATCCCTCGGAAGTTTAGATCAGCTACTAATTCTTTACCCTTGATGATTGCTTGTGGATCATCATCAAACAAGACAATCAATCTTCGATCACCTCCTTTCCTTTTCATTTTACAAATGGCGCGGACTTGCTGAGATAGATATTCAATGCCAAATACACAGACGGCTTGTTTTCCCAGCCGCCAGACATCTGTGATTCCCTCAACCACAATGACGGGCTTTGCCCAATTACACTCTGGATGACAATATAAGATATGCTGGTGACAAATTAACTCCCGATCAAGCGGACAGGCTTTGTATTTTGGTTCTACTTTACTCGAAATAGTTCGGCCTTGGAAAGAAACCACTTTACCTTCCCAGATAATTGGAGCTATGATCCTCCATTTATAATCGATTCTCCCCAGTTTAGCGATAGGCCCTGTACACAGTATTCCCCAATTTTTTGAAAGGGAATCTGGCGTGAAATTTCGCGAAGTAAGATATATTTTATGCTGAGGCAATAATTCTTCTGCACCGGATGGGTATTTAAAGGCTTTTCTTCTGATAGATATTTTGGTAGTTGGGATCGTAGGCTTCATGCCGACATACTTACGGGCGAGTTCCCGTACCTGGGATTCTGGGGTATTGCTTAATTTGCTGAGGGTTTTATAAATAGGGTGTTTTCCACAGCGCCAGCATCGGGCAACTCTGCCGTCGATCGGGATACCTAAATGGTAATTTTGCGACCCCTGGCAAAATGGGCAGTGCATATTTACCCATCCAGTAGTACAGTGCTTATTTCCGCTGCTTATAAATTCTATTCCAAGTTGTGAGAGTAATCCGGGTATATCCATTTCAGCCTCAGTATTTTATTTCGTAAGGGTATTTTGATCTGTATTGGCCCATCCTGGACGACAATGTTTATGCCCTGTCGTTTGATAAGGGATATGTAATTGATCAAGAACCGGTTGTATATTCATTTTCAACTACTCCTGTTCTATCAATTCCCGGTAAGTTTTCCATTCTTGTATAAATTCTTTTCTTCTTCTGCAAATTTCTTTATCTTTGCAGTCTATACAAAATACATTGTCCACATATCTACACCCGTTTTTATCAGATACGAATTTTGGAGCAGTGCAACTTTCCGGGGGATTCGGCATATGTCCTCCTAATTTACTTGGTATTTCTACTTTTTTGTCTTTTCTACGAGTTCTTATCATATTATTCCCTTTCCCAATATGGATTACATTGATCTCAATAATTTCCGCATCTCTGTGAAGGTTTTCCATATCTGATCCCATGTCCAGCCTTCCTTTCGAAGTTTGTCCTTGACTTTACCACGGCCTCCGTATCCCAAAAATTCACTTGGAGATTGAAATATCATCCAGACCAGGTATTTAATTTCTTCAGACCCGTTTTCTATAGCTGATTTGAAAATGATCCGATTTTCATGTGAGGATGAGAATGAATCGATGGTTGTTTGGGCATCTTCTGGGCTTTTGAGGTAATATTCATTTTGTTTTTTACAGTAATCTATCAAATGACATTTGATTCGGATGTACATAAACGTGGAAAGCCTTGCTTTTTTCGGATCGTATTTAGGTAACCAGGTAGCGTAGGCAAGTGAAGCTTCCCCGATTAAATCGTCAATAGGCAATCCCGTTGTTTTGTTAAAAGACCAAGCTATTTTTTGTATAAGTTTCATATCTTGCATTCTCTTTCCTTCATTAGATAAGCGCCTGACCATTGTTGATCAGGCGCAAATTATTATGATTTTGAATACTGTTCCATCAATTCCCCAAGTAGATTCGTAGATTCGGTTTCAATCCCATCCAAGACTTGATCGAGGACTTTCCTCTTGTCATCTATCAGTTTGGCTGTTGTTTCTTCAATAGTTCCGGTTGAAAGGAGAAAATAGATATTAACGCTATATTTTTGTCCGATTCTGTGACACCGGTCTTCCGCTTGTGCAATTTCCGAGGGAGACCAGGGTAATTCTGCAAACGCTACCGAGCTGGCTGCTGTGAGCGTAAGCCCGACCCCCGCAGCATTGATGTTCCCTACGAATACTCGACATCGTGGATTATTTTGAAACGTATCTACAGCGACCTGCCGGTTATCCTGGCTGACAGATCCATCTACTTTGACGGGACTGTAATCGGCCAGTTCGTTCATCAGGCGGTCAATGGTCTTCTTGTGGACGGCAAAGACAACCAATTTGCCATTGGTGTCCAAGTGGTCCTTGATCCAATCAATCGCTTGAGTCATCTTCCCTTCAGCTGCAAGCTGCTTGAGGGCTGAGATCTTCGCCAGGGCTTCGGCATTCCCGGCTTTCTCAGCTGCCGCCAGGCCCTTTTCCCGCTTTACCCATCCAATGAAATCCGCCTCAACAACCTTGTATTTCTTCCTGTTGTTGATTTCCATAGGAACAAACGACCGGACCTTGGCTGGTAGGTCCTTCAGAACATCAGCTTTTTTCCTGCGAATCATAACAGTACTCGTCAGTTTTTCGTGGAGTTTTGCTATGTTGGATGCTCCATTGAAATCCCACCCCCAACCATTGTATTTCCCATCGCAATATCTTTTTCCGAATGCTGTCCAGGTTCCAACCGCCCCCGGATCAATCATTTTAACAGCATTGTATATCTCCGCTGGTCGGTTTTCGATAGGTGTTCCGGACAATCCTATGATATGAGGGGTTGATTTGGCAAGGTTTGTGACCGCTTTGGTTCTCTGAGTGCCTTTATTTTTGATCTTGTGCACCTCGTCCAGCACCAGGACTTGTGGCTTGATTGCTTTCAAAGCCTTTACCCATGCCCCGATGATGTCATAGTTGATAATAATGATTTCGCCTACTATCGGGGTATTGGCTTTCTTCCCGGACAGGATCTGGACTTTCGGGTTACTTATCCACATTGAACATTCACGTTCCCAGTTCAATTTCAGACTGGCGGGAACGACAATCACAACTGGACGTTTTTCCGGATGCAGCTGAAGCCATGCCAGGGACTGTGCGGTTTTACCGAGTCCCATCTCTGATGCGATTAAACATCTCCCTTGCAAAGCTTCAACTTTCATCACGTCCTCTAATTGAAAATGGTATAAAGCCCGTTGAATACCATCAATTTTTAAGAACGTTTGCAATGCTTTAAGCGTATTACAGTCCATCCAAGGCTTTTCAGTACCGCATCCCTTTTCTTGTCCAGTCGTTGTTGTTCCATCGGAAGGTGGCATACTCCGTCCAGTTCTATCACTATTTTGTCTTCTGGATGGGCAAAGTCGGCTTTGTATGCATTCGCAACATGCTTGTACTTGGTCTGATGCCCTTTTGTTGGGATTGGATATTCCCTTATGTATCCACATTTGGTTAATAATTTGTTTGCAATTTTCACTATCAAAGTCATCTCTTGGCCGTTCCCCCCTCTGAAGTTGATCCCATGAATTGCTCGGGCTTTTTCCAATCCTTTCAAATGCTTTTTCCTGATTTCTGGTCGATGCATCGCTTCCGTCGTGTTCTTGGATACTTTTTCCCGCCATTCTGGATCGTCGGCAATTTTCCTCAGTGTTTCGGTTGCTTTCAGTCTGGCTTCTGGTTGACGTCCTTTTGCTAAATTCTTCTTGGCGGCTTTTAACTGATTTGTTGTGCGTGGGTAAACTCCTCTGGGCATAGTCTTCTCCTATGTTTTGGTTATTATTCCAAACCCCATTATATAATGGGCATAGGGAAAAATCAATATTCATGAGTGGTTTTATTTTAGTCTCTATCGGTTCTGTTGATTTTTCCATGTATTCCATCAAGGTCAAGTCCATCTGGAATCCAATTTCTTGCAGCTGTTCTACCGTTTCTATCGATAAAGGAGCTGTCCAGTATTTGTTTTGGCCTTCATTATGAAAGCGCCGCCCGGGAAGCAATTTGACTTTGTATAGAATTTCCTGACTAAAAGGAAATTCTATTTTGATTAGCGGCGGAGAAGAATCAATCAGGGAGGCTTTCTTTATTTGTTTCTTCGGTTTTTTTAACATCGGATGATCTGCGGGCGGATGAATATCCTCAGTGGTTTCCATCGTTTCTTTAATGATGGATTTAGGAAACCATCCTTCCACTTTGATATCTATTATTGCTTTGGTTATAGCGTCCGCATTTTCTTTACTGTACCCGCCTATCAAATCCCAATCATGAAAATGTTTTCCGCATTCAGGTCCAACTCCCACGGAAATAGAAACAGGATGAGTTAGTCTCCAGCCGCATATACAGCAGACGCCCTCACGTTTGGTTTCTACTGTACCATGACCATATAAGTATACAGCTTTTGGGGTTTGTTTAATCACTTTTGCAATAAAGTATACGGGGGCTTTTTTACTACGCGCGAAGGTTGAATTGATCTTGAAAATTTTGACGGTTCCATTAGGAAGCTCCATTTCTATCATGGTTTTATTCCTTTTATTTATTTGTTATTCGCAGCTTTTTCTTCTGCTTGGAATAGCTATGTTAAATTCAGAAAACGGGGAATAATCTATGTTATTGAGGATTATTTTTTTCACTCTGTTTTCTGGTGAGATATAATGTGGGCAATGAATACAAGTGAAGCTCGCCCAGGGTTGGTTACAGACATAACAGAGGCATTTAGTATAATAAGGGCAATCAAGATGCCGATGAAAGTCTACTTCATCAATAGGAATGTAAACAAATCTTTCTACAGGAAGACGATTTTCAGTAAGGTTCATTTTTCTGCTATTTTGATGTCTTATTTTCATTTTTCCTCCTGTTTGAGGATACTTTTTCCTGTTAAAATAGCGATAGGCATCAACGCTATCCCAGCAAAGTTGATCCAAGGAAACCACTGTCCGTCGCTTGATGCAAGAAGTAATCCTAAAAAGTAAAGTAAAGCCGGGATGGATTTTTTCATTTTGTTCTCCTTTGATTTGGGATGATACGTATTTGATAAGCATTTATTGAACGTTTACTGAACATCATTCTATCCGATCCATGTTCTATTATTCGCCAGGAAAGCGACCTTCGTAATCGTTCGGATCTTTTAATACTTTCAAGATGATTTTTTTCCTACGCGTACGTTCTTTTTGTTTTGTAATTAATTTTGCAACAGGGCCATATGAAATATTGACGTTTCCAAAACATCTTCGTGACCAGAATGTGTACCCAATTGGTTTCTCATGTTTGTGTGTTTTACTCATCTTGTATTCTCCTTTCCGTGTTGACTTTCAGCCTCTTTTACTTACCTACATTATATGTATACTTAATCAAAAAGTCAAGAGTTTTAAAGGGTTTAAAACTTAAAAATTTAAATTTAAAAGATAATAAAATAAAGAGGTTAGAAAAAATCTCTGTGCGCACCTTGAAAAATCTAAGATTTTTCATTATAATCATAATAAAATTAGAGTGGTAAATATAGAGGTATTTACATTTGAGCATAGTAGTTTAAGAATATTATGAAACGAACAAAACGGTTCAAAAGAACCAAACCAGTAAAAACAGGTAGGAAGAATGCATACTATACCAAGATTAAGCCCAGATTACTCGAAATAGCCGCGTGGTGCCGAGATGGATTAACGGATACACAGATATCTGAGCTACTCGGAATCTCGTATGAGACTTTTAGAGTCCATAAGAAAAACCATCATGTGTTTTCTGATATCTTAATGAGAACAAAGGCTGTCGTGGATATAGAAATTGAGAATTCTCTTTACCAGCGAGCGAAAGGTAGTGTAGTAAAAGAGACAGTTCAAGAAATAAAGACTGATGAAAAAGGAAAGGTCATTTTCACCCGTACTAAAGAGATCAAAAAAGAAATACCTCCAGATACTACAGCACAGATTTTCTGGTTAAAAAACAGAAGACCTGCACAGTGGAGAGATAAACAGACACTCGAGCAAGTAGGGATTGAGGATGGACCTATCGAAAATAAGATACAAATTGAATTCATCAAACCAAATAAAACTACCTGAGGCATTTGCCGCTCTGTTTGCACCTTATCGTTACAAGGTATTCTATGGCGGTCGAGGTGCTGCAAAGTCTCGATCTTTTGCAACCGCTTTGATAGTTTCAGCGTTTACTGAAAAAGAGCGTATCCTGTGTGCCCGTGAAATTCAGTTATCAATCAATGAATCTGTCAAGCGGGTATTGGATGATGAAATCAATCGTTTAGGCTTGTCCTCATATTTCTTATCTACCAAAACAGAGATTCGTTGCATTACAACAGGTAGTTTGATTCTGTTTGCTGGATTAAGGGATAATCCAGATAAGATCAAATCGATGGAAGGCGTAACGAAGTGTTGGATAGAGGAAGCACATTCAGTATCTCAGGAAAGTTTGGATATTTTGATTCCAACAATCAGAGAAGAAAATTCAGAGATTTGGTTTTCGTTTAATCCTAAGTTTGAAAATGATCCGGTTTATAAAATGTTCGTTACTTCACAACCGCCTGAATCATACGTTCAAAAAGTGAATTACGATGACAATCCGTTTTTCCCTGAAGTGTTAAGAAAGGAAATGGAATGGTGTCGTCACCACGATATTGATAAGTACAGGCATGTTTGGGAAGGCGAACCGGTTATTCACTCAGCGGAACAGATTTTTAATGGTGTATGGTGTGTTGAAAATTTTGAAACTTCAAAAGAGACTGTATTTTACTATGGTTCAGATTTTGGATTTTCACAGGATCCGACAACATTAATCCGATGTTGGATTGATGGTAAAACGCTTTATATCGATTATGAGGCATATGGGATTGGTGTTGAACTGGATGAAATTCCTCAGCTTTACAGATCAGTACCAGGTGCGGATATATGGCGGATTACAGCAGATTCAGCCAGGCCGGATACGATTAGTTATTTGAAGAAGAAGGGGTTTAATATTGCTGGGGCGCAGAAAGGAAAAGGCAGTATTGAAGATGGGATTGAGTTTATTAGATCGTTTGATGTCAAAATACATCCAAGATGCAAAAATACAATAGATGAGTTTATGACCTACTCCTACAAGACTGATAAGCATACAGGGGAAATTTTACCGATTATTGTTGATAAAAAAAATCATTGTGTTGATGCACTTCGGTATGCTCTTGAGAAACGAATGAAAAACAGCACGGTATTTATCGCATGAATATTTTTGGCAAGCTGAGAAAACGATTTGAAAAACGGAATTTTGCCGTCGCCGATGTCTGGCAAATGAAAACCGGGCAGCCTGTTTACACGAAATGGAGTGTAAAAAAAGCCGTTTCAGATGGATACCAGATTAATGGTTGGGTTTACCGTGCTGTTTTCCTGATCGCCAAGGCAGTCTCAAGCGTGCCTTGGCATGTCGTAAATTCGGAGGGGGAACCGCTGCCGGATCATCACCTGTCGAAATTGTTTATCCATCCGAATTCGTATGTTTCCAGACAGGATATGTTCGAGCTGTTAGCGTCATGGCTTGAGCTCGCAGGAAACTCATACCTGAAAAAAGTGAAAATCGGCGGCAGGACTGTTGAATTGTGGCCGATATCACCTGACCGGCTGCATCCGGTTCCATCCAGGGACGTTACAGAATGGATGGCGGGTTTTGCATTGGATGAATCAACGACGGTTTCTTTCGAACCGGAAGATATTATTCACCATAAATTTTTCAACCCCGCTAATCCGCTACTTGGAATTGGGCCTTTGCAGGCGGCAGCAAAGGCAGTTGATACCGATGTTGACCAGCAAAATTGGAACAAATCGGCAATGCAAAACAGGGGCGTAATCGATGGTGTCATGACGTTTGATAGGGAATTTAGCAACCAGGATGAAGCGTCAGCAATTGCTGACAAACTGAATGAACGATACGCAGGGCCTGCGAATGCCAGGCGAATTGGCGTTGTTGGATCGAATGCAAAATATAATCGGCTTGCGCTTACCCCTGTTGAGTTGGATTTCATGGAATCCAGAAAATTCAACCGTGAGGAAATTTTCATTATTTTTGGCGTTCCTCCGCAATATGCCGGTGTTCAAGAGTCAAGCACCTACAACAACTATGCCACTTCCGAACAAGTGTTTTGGTTCTCAACGATCATTCCGATATTGGATGATTTAAGCGATACGTTTAATTTTTCATTTCGAGATGAATTGGGAGATACTGAGCAGATAACATACGATGTGTCAAATATCAACGCTATTCGATCCGCTTTGCTGGATAAAACCGAAACAGCTCAGAAAATGTTTGAAATGGGCGTTCCTTTCGAGCAGTTGAACGAAGTTTTTAGCTTCGGCTTCGAAGAATTTGAGGGATGGGGTCAATCGAATGTTGCGGTAAAAACTGATAATGTGCAGCAGCAGCGTAAGTTCACATTGATTGAAAAGCGGGATATCCGTTCCGAACAGGATGAAATCGATAAAACAGCAAAAGGTGTTCTAAAGCCTGTTTTCGAAGAACTCTTAATGAAACAGCAAAAAGCTGTATTTCAAGCGCTGGATAAGAATAAAATGAGTAATATCAGCGATATAATTTCAAAAACACATGATGAATGGCTTGAAACGCTTAACGGGTTTTATATCACTATCGGTTCAACATTCGGGCAAAAAATTGTTGTTGAAAAACGAGAATTTGAAGATGAAATCATTCTTGCGCTTCGTGAGTATCTGGATGAAGAGGATTTGGCTGTAGCTGAAATGGGTTTTATTGAGGAGACAACAATTACCGCCGTGATGCTGCAGGTGGAGCAGGCGCTTGATGAAGGATGGGCCATGGGAGATATTCAGCAAGCCATTATTGATACCGGTGTTTTTTCAGAATCCAGAGCGTTGATGCTTGCCAGGACGATAACCGGGAATGCCGTAAATTTGGGGCAATGGAAATCAGCAGAATTGTCGGGAGCAAAATATAAAACATGGCGGACAGCGCTTTTTGAGGTGCGTGATTCGCATAAAAAAATGGAAGGTGTAACTGTAGGCATCGATGAGGATTTCCATGTTGGGCATGAACTGGCAAGATATCCGCTTGATAACCGATTGTCACCGGCAGAACGGGCAAACTGTCGCTGTACACTGACATATTCCGTATAAAGGATGAAAAAAAATGAAAACAGATACCGCAAAAATCGAGCAGCGATCATGCGGAGAGATCAGGCAAGTTACAGATAAGGGTATTGTCGAAGCCTACTTGACTTGCTGGGATAGCGTCGATTCATATAAATCAACGTTTCGTAAGGGCGCGTTCAAAAAAACTTTCGAAGAGCGTGGTGGGAAAATTCGATTGATTTGGAATCATGAAGAATTAGCAGGGAAAGTCCTGGAAGTGAGGGAGGATGATTACGGGCCTTTTGTGCGTGCTCAGTTTAACATGGATACTATCGCAGGCCGTGAAGCCTATGCTCATGTAAAAGCTGGCGATGTCGATTCATTTTCCTTTGGGTTCAACGTTATTCAGGAAGGTTGGAAAGACGGTATTCGAGAAATCACGGAAGTCAGGTGTCTTGAATGCGGGCCGGTAATATTTGAAGCTAATTCCCAGGCAAAAATCGTTGATGTTCGAACTGATGATTTTAACGAAACGGTTGCAGAGAATGATCTGAGGGCGAGGGGTTGGCGGCTGTTTGATGCTTTAAGCATGACTCTGGATGATATTTTTTGGTCAGGAATGAATCAATCAAAAGATGAAGTGCTTAATAAGGTGGATACAGCTATATCCAATTTCCACGGCGCTTATCTGTCTTGGTTGCAGGATGCACAAGAAGCCGGTATTCGATCCATATCATCAAAAAATGATCTTGAATACCAGGCGAAAGAATTGCTTGAACCGGATATCGTAAAAAACACATCGCTTACAGAAGATGATTTGAAGAATCTTCGATCTGGTAAGTTGTTGAGTATGGAGACAAGAAGCAAGTTGGCCGAACTGCCGGAGGAAATTCGGACTGCTCACCACGATGAGCGTCGGAAAGCCGTTGAGACACTTTGCGATGAATTACGAGAAAGCGGTTTCACTGAAGCCGAAAAGATGCGATTCGCGGCACTCTTGCATATTAATGAGTCGAGCGCAATCGAGGGAACTTTATCATTTATTGAAAATTTCAGAAATCAATTGAGGTAAAAAATATGTCTGAAGAAAAATTGAAAGAGTTGCAAGAGTCAATAGCCACGACGTTTGAAGAGCTCAAGACTTATAATGATCGTGCGATTGAAGAAGCCGATAAACGGCATGGCGAGAAATCAGCAGAAACGATGGAAAAGGTGACGGCTGCAAATGATGCCATTACTGAAATGCGTGAACAGATGGCAGAGATCGAAAAGCGGATGCAGCGACCGGCGATGGAATCTAAAGATGGGAAAGATGCTGATACGGAATTGCGCGAAGCTGCTTTTGAAAAATACATTCGGCACGGTATAGGGGAAACTGGACAGGCACTGTTTACGCCGGATGAAAAGCGTGCTCTCGGCGGAACATCTGATGCCGATGGCGGGTTTTTAATCCCTCCAACTTTCGAAAGTGGAATTATCATGAATGCTTTTGAAATGGCAGAACTCAGGCCGGTATGCCAGGTAGGTACTACAGGGCGGGATGTCGTTGTGCTTGGTGCGCTTTCCAAGCCTTCCGTAGCATGGGGTAGGGCAAATATTGCCGTAACTCAGCAGTCTCTTGATACCGGAGGGGAACGGATTTCAATCTTTGATCTGCGGGCGTTGACGCTGATCAGCAACAATACGCTGGACGACTCCGATGCCGATATCATCGGGGAGATGACGGACGCGTTTAGCCGGGCAATTGCTGAAGCTGAAGACACTGCTTTTGCAGCCGGTGCGGGGGACGATTCTCCGAAAGGGATTGTCTCTGATACTCGCGTTCAGGCGAACTATGAAGCCTCGGGCGTTGCTGCTGCGTTGTATGATTCTACCAACAATGGCGTGGATGCCTTGATTGGTTGCTTTTATATGCCGAAAAAGATATACCGCGCAAACGGTATCTGGGCGATGAACTCAACAACTGAAAGCATTGTTCGGCTCTTGAAAGATGGTGAGGGTCGCTATCTCTGGCAGCCGTCTGTTCAGGCTGGCAAGCCTGCAACCTTGCTCGGGAAAACTGTAATCAATCCAGAGGGATTGCCGGATATTGCAGCGGGCGCTTTCCCGATCGTCTTTGGTGATTTCAAGGCAGGTTACAAGATTCGTGATCGTCAAGGCATCTCGGTTCAACGATTGGTTGAACGTTATGCGGAATACGATCAGACCGGTTTCTTGATCAAGAAGCGGCTCGGCGGTCAGGTTACGCTACCCGAAGCTTTTGCTTGCGTTAAAATCGCAGCGTCTTAAGGAGGGATTCGTATGGGCGATTATGAAAAACCTGTCGTGAGAACTCAATCGTTATATATCAATGGGACACAAGTCACGGCTTCTGCTGATGAATTGAACAAAAACGACGGACAAATGGCAACAGCGGCAGAAGTGAACAACGCGTGTGATGTTTCGGTTCGTGTTCAGGAGTTGACAGAATCCGGCGCAGTTACGGCCGGTGTCCAATCCGTTGAACTAAACCACGATACTACGGCAATAGAAGCTACCATTGCGGATGCAAGTAATCATCAGGGGTTGTTCGTCGTGAAGGCTACTGCTGAACCTGCTGCTGATAACGATCACACTTTGACACTGACTGCCGGGACATTTAATGGAACCAACGATGTTGCTACCTTCGCGGATATAAACGATGCGCTCATCGTTTATTTTGATTCCGATGGCAATGGAACTGTAATTGAAAACGTAGGGACGGTTGCGCTGTCCTCATCTTCATAAGGAATTTGATAAATGAGATTTGATCCAAGCACGAATTTTACGATTGACGAAGGTCTCTCAGCTCTGTCCAGGACTGTAGATACGTACTACACAGCGGCTGTTGATCATGCAAGTGGAAATACCGCTGCCTTTTTCATTTCATGCGGCACATTCGATACCTCTTTTGTGGCGACGTTGCAGTATTCCGATGATAACAGTGATTGGACCGATGAGCCTGATACCACTGCTGGGAATACTGTTTCCATAACTCTCACGGAAGCAGGGGATGGTACTATTGCTGTGCCGAATCCCAGAGCTCGCTATTCTCGTCTGAAAGTAGCGGTAGGCGGAACGAATGTTTTTGGCGTAACTTCTATCCTGGGACCGCTTCGTAGTATCGCTGCTGAATAACCAGATTGCGGGAGCGTAACACCTCCCGCTTACGGTGAATTATGAAAATAAAAATGTTGAAAACACAAAAAGGCAGCACCGATGGGTTTACGGTGAAAGAATTTTGCAAGGGAGTTGAATACGATCTGCCAGAGGCTCTCGCAAAAACTTTTATCGATATTTCTGCTGCTGAGGATATCACGATGGAAACAGTTGCTATTGGTGATATTCTCGAAACACCTGAAAAGTTGAAACGCAAATATAAAAGGCGTAAAAAATGACGATTGAACTTGTTTCATATGCCGACTTAAAAGCGCTGCTTGATCTGGAAGGCGATGAGATCACAAGTTATCCATCGCTGGCTTTAATTCGAGAATCGGTAACGGCTGCGATTGAAATTTTCACAGGTAGAAACCTGGAAAGCAAGGAACGATCCAGAACGATTTTTGTCGGGAATATCCCTACAAATCAAATTATATTAAAAGCTGTTCCTGTATCCAGCGTTGATTCTGTTACCGTTACAATTACTGATGATGTGGAAACGTATTCTTCTGATGATTACGAAACCACAGTATACGGAATCAAACTGTATACGTCTATCAAAAATGCAATAATTCAAATTACATATACAGGCGGTATATCAACCGTTCCCGACGCAATCAGTAGGGCGGCATTGTTGCAAACAGCATACGAGTTTCAATCAAAAGATCAAATTGGCGCGACTTCAGTGTCAACGGAAGGCGGTACGGTTTCCCGGCCTGAGATGGGGTTACTGAAAGAAGTGAAACGATTATTGCAGTCCGAAATGCATCCCATGAGGTGGTGAATGCCTGCTGTCGAAGTAACGAATTTAGCAGAAATTAAAGCATATCTCGATGCGCTACCTGCCGATACCTTTGATAAGGCGAAAACAGCGTTCCAAGAAGCTGTTTTCGCAGCAGATACAAAGACAAAAAGTAACGCAACCAATAAGCTGAAAGTTAGGACCGGTAATTTGAAACGTTCTATCATGTCCCAGGTTTCCGGAAAAAGCCTGAGTACGTTGAACGCTTCTGTTTATACCGCAGCCGTAGTAGGAGGAGGTGATGTTATTTATGCTCCGATCCACGAATTTGGTGGAACAGTTCGAGCAATTGATAAATATTTGGGCGTGCCAGGCGGCCCATATCTTAACATCCCAACTTCTGCGAATAAAACAGCATCGGGCGTAACGCGCCTGCAGGCAAGAGAGGTTTTTAACCGGGGCGGGTATATCACACAAACAAAAGGCGGTGTTTGGGGTGTGTTTTTGTTAGGGCAGATGATGTTTTCTCTCAAAAAACAAGTAAAGATTCCGGCAAGATTGGGGATGATCGATGCTGCAGAGGATGAAGTTCCGACACTTTTAAACAAACTCAGAAATGTATTGTGTGAATCATGAGCGTAGCTGTAACATCAATTTTAGATGAAGTTGAAACAAGATTAGGCAATATCACGGAAACAAACGGGTATAATGTAACCGTGAAACGTGTTGATCGTGGAAAGCTCACACCATTCAAATCGCATGATTTACCCGCGATTAATTTTTGGCCGACAGGTATTTCAAATGATCGGGATTATGGGCGGGATAATCGATCTATCACGTTATACATTGAGATCCACGGCAAAACACGAGACGAGGCATTCTCAACTGTGGCTGAAAAATTGGCGGCAGATGTTGTAACAGCGCTAAGTCGATCAGATAAAAACCCTAAAGTTTCTGATGATCCAAGTTTTAATCTTGGAGATACTGTTTCAGATGTAATTTTTAACGGCTATGATTACGAGATAGGCGAGGGGCAGAAACCATGGTGTGGCGCTCTTCTCAGCTTTACCATTAAATTTTCAACTTCGATTTTTAATATGACAACATATTCAGCATAAGGATAAAAAATGGCAACAAGTGCAAATGCAAAAATTCAATTCGAATCCGGACAAACTCTGCATGATTATGCAGCGATGACAGATTCCGGTGATCACAAAATCCATACCATTTCCGGTGGAACGATCTTTTCCGGCAAATCCGGGTTTGAACCGGTTATCAGGCCAAATGGGATTGTCACTGGACGAAACTTACTCTCTGTAAATGCAACAAATGATACGGTAACGATTGCGGCTTTTACGGCCTACAGTGAGGGTACGCTTTACAGTGTCGATGCGACGACAGATACGATTACAAGATCCTTAGGGGATGTTGCGAAAATTAACTCAATCACGATGACAGATGCCGGCGTTATTGCCGTTGTTGCGGGCACTGATGGCGCCAGTGCGGCGTTTTCTGAAACACGAGGAGCTGCCGGTGGTCCGCCTGAAATTCCGGCTGATAGTGTTGAACTCGGACAAATTCGAACGACAACAGAGGCTGCCGCAGTAATCGCAGCAGACGAGATTTTTCAGGTTGTCGGTACACATGCGGAGCGTTTCGATTACCCGACATGGACGGTAAACCCCATCGGTGACGGTGATGCTGCCGCTGTTTCAGCCAAGAAAAACGCATATATCGAATTCGCCTCAGAACTCCCGGCAATTCATGCATCAGCGGCATACAAGCAGGTTTACATCCGATACTACGCGCCGATTTTTACGGAAGTTCAAAAAGGCTCTGATTTTGTTCCTGCTGAAAATTCTCACTCAGTGTATTCTACTCAGTATTACAACGGCACCATTGCTTCCGTTTCTTCCAGCCTGGGGCAGGCCAGCTTCACCGCGTTGATGGATGATAACGTAACAGATGCACTGATCGGTGTAAAAGATACTGTCGTGACGATCAGGCAATATCCGGATCGAAACAAGACGCCGTACACTCTGACGCAGGGAAAACTCGGAATTTCCAGATCGTTTCCGGTTGCTGATCAGAACTCCGCATCCGTTACGATTTCGGCAGAAAATGCAACGGCTGGTTTTGCATCATAAGGAGGCTGAATGGCGTTTGATATCGCAAAATTTGATCAGCAACAATTCCGGGATAGGACGGCAGATATTGCCGTCCCGGAACTCAAAACGTTTTTCGATGATGGGGAAAAACCGGTTTGGGTGGTTCGGTGCTTAACAGCTGAAGAGTTGGCTGCGGCCAATGAAGCTGTTGAGAACAATCGGAATATCGAACACGTAATCGGGGCATTGTCGGCGGGTGCCGGGAAAGAGAAAGTCGAAGCCGTAAAAGAAGCCATGGGCCTCCCGACGGATAAAGCTCCAAGCGATCTTGTGAGGCGCTTTTCCATGCTTGTTTCCGGTTCCGTGTCGCCTGCCTGCCCGCAGAATATCGCCGTAAAACTGGCGCATAACTTCCCGACGACATTCTATAAACTTACAAACGAGATCATCCGGCTCACGGGGGCCGGACGGGTGGGGGAGTAGATCGATTGTGGCGTGATGGTCGCGTAAGGTCGGCAATGGCTTTATGTTATCATCACCACCATTTTCTGTTTCAAGCACTTCCTGATCTGTTCCCATACGGCAGGCTTTCTAACGTTGAAATATCGCTGTGGGATCGATTCTACAGCGATTTAAGCACAAGGCGAAAACATGGCAGACGTAAATAAAACAATCGAAATTATTTTCCAGGGTGTTGACAATGTATCCGGTATCATTAGCACCATTGGTAATGACTTTAATTCATTGTCAGATTCTGTGGAAAAAATCGCTCAACCGTTCGCTGCTGCCGCTGACAACGTTTTGAAAGTTGATACAGCGCTGACAGCGTTAGCCGTTGGAGGGTTGGCTCTTGCGTACTCGAAATCCACGGACTTCGAAACTGCTATTGTTAATCTTGAAAAAATATTGGGCGATGAAATTGGTTCAATCGATAATGTTAAGCAAGCTGTTTTTGAACTGTCTGATCAATATGGGGTGTCTGCTGTATCTATCACAAATTCTGTGACGGATTTTAAGAAAGCGGGGTTTGATGTCCAAGATGCTTTAACTCTTACAGAAGCTGGACTTGGTTTGGTTTTGGGTGCCGCGGAGGCTGAAGTTGGAGTTGCTGAATCAACCGAAGCGATTATCTCTGTATTAAAAGGGTTCAATGCTCCGGCGGAAGAGGCCGGACGATTAACGGACATTTTGAACGCTGTCTCCAACGAATACGCGACAACGGTATCAGAGCTAAGTCTTGGCATGGCAGAGATTGCTCCGATTGCCAGTACAATGGGTTTTTCTTTTGAAGAAACAGCCGGTATTTTAACACCGATTATCGAAATTTTTCGGAGTGGTGGGGAAGCTGCTGTTGCATTAAAAACAGGCTTGCTGAAACTCGTTGATGACTCACAACCGGTACAAGATGCGCTTGCGGCCATCGGCGTTTCCCAAAAAGATGCAAACGGTGAATTGCGATCGGGTAAAGACATTTTAATGGATGTCGCAATCGCATTTCAAACAGCAGATGAAAACGATAAACTTTTTCTTGCATCGCAACTTGTTGGGATTGAACAGGCAGCCAGGATGGTGACTGTTTTTGATAATTTATCAAAAACAACAGAAATTACAGCTACAGCATTGGGCGCCGCGGGTTCTGTAGCTGAAGAGGTCGCTAAAAAACTCGAAACTTCACAGGTTGCAGTTGATCGATTCTCAACTGCTTTTGAAAATTTAGCGATAAAAATCGGTGATGAGTTCCGTGTTGCGGCGACAAGCGCTGTCAATGGTGCGACAGATATTGAAAATGCATTGTCTACTGCGATAAGCGAAGGATCTTTTGATCCAATTTTTGATATACTTGAAAGCTTTTCAACATCTGTTGGTGATTATTTCACAGCAGTAGCTGAGGCTATTCCAGAGGCAATGGAACAAGTCAATTTCGATGATTTCATTGAATCTATGGAAAATATCGCTGATTCTGTCGGGGGTATATTTGATGGCGTTGACCTTACGACGCCGAACGGTCTTGCAGAGGCGATTCAAGCGTGTATCGATACGTTTACCTCTTTGGCTAATGTAACTGCCGGCATGGTTGATGCGTTTAAGCCCTTTATTGAGGGAATAGCCGGTTATATCAAAAGTTTTAACGAGATGGATACAGCATCGCAGGAAAGCGCAGGGGAACTTCTGGCCCTCTCGAAGGCTATCGTCGATTTAGGCGCAGGGATTGCAGCGGCGATATTGATAATCGGAGACAATGCGGATAGCCTGACTACAATTTTTGAAATCGTTGTCAATACTATAACCGGATCGTTTGATGCCGTTGTCGTTGTTTTTGATCTGTTGAAGCTGTCAGTTATTGAAGTCCTGGATG